GGAGGCGACGACGCCGATCGGCGGGCGTCCGCTCCTCCACCAGCGCGACATAGACAAGCTCGAGGCGCAGGTGCTGCCGCAGGAGCGCGCCCAGCGCATCCACGGCGAGTGGGAGAGCGGGTGGGTCGAGGGCCGCGTGTTCTTGCAGTTCGATGCCGCGACGATGGTCCGAGACGAGGCGCCGGCTGGTGAAGCGCAGATCGGTATCGGCATCGACCACGGGAAGGAGAGCGGCGCGCAGACTGCCGTCATGGTGGCGATTACGCGGACGGCGGACAATGAGCCCCGGATCACGGTGCTGGATGTCGTGTCCTCCAACGGCATGACGACGCCCGAGGAGGACGCCGCGCAGATCCTCGCGATGATCAAGCGCGCCGGCCTGCGCTGGGAGCAGATCGACCGATGGGTAGGCGACCGCGCGGCGATCTCCCGTCGAGGTGGAGCAATCAAGAGCAACGCGCTGCTGGTCCAGGCGTTCGAAAAGGCGCTCAAGATCCCGATCGGATCGTGGCCGGCGCGGATCAACACCGCCTACAAGCCAGCCGGCTCGGTGTTTCACTCCTACCGGATCCTCCAAAGCGCCATGCTGCGCGGGGACTTCGTTGTCCATCCGAGGTGCAAGCGACTGATCGACGATCTCGGCAAGTTTGACGGGCGCGAAGCGTCTAACCACAAGCACACGCTCGACGCGCTAAGGTACGGCTGCGAGCTGATCACGCGCAGGGCCTACGCGCCCCAGCGCCTACGACTCGGATAAGGGGGCGCCATGCACTACTCCACGACTTCGACGCCAGCGCCTCCCGCTCCGGGCAACCCCGACGAGGCCCGCCGCGTTGAGCATACGCGGCACCGCTACGCGATGATGGAGGGGCGTTGGCTCCCGTTGCTGGAGGCCCGCCTCGAGCAGCAGATCGGATCTGTGCGCCGTGCAGCGTGGGGCATTGGTGACATTACTCAGTGCATGATGCGCACGACGAGCATCGAGCTCGCCACGCTCTACGACGCCGAGCCCGACGTGCGTCACTCGCAGATCGCGCCGAGCGCGAACCTCGATCGCCTGATCGGCTCCTCCGGGTCGATCGCTCGGAGCGGACTGTGGTCGCAGATGACGCGCTTCCAGGCGCTGACGATCGCTCTCCGAGAGATGTGGATGCGCGTCGAGGTCGTGGACGGGCGCATCGTCTACCGTCCCGTCCCGCCACACATGACGTTCGCGGAGGCCGACGCGGCGAAGCCGACTGTGCCCGTCGTGTTCGGGGAGCTGCGCCTCCGCTGGATCGCGGACAAGCACGTATGGACGTTCGACGTGTGGGACATCCGTGATCCCGAGTTCCCCACCTACCGGGTCTTCGAGGCGCTCGACGGGTGGAAGTTTGGGCGGAACTTGACCATGGAGCTCCACGGCGCGACCTACGACGGCGCCGACTACCCGGCAGCGTGGCGCCGCCAGAACGGGACGCCGGTCATTCCGGCGCAGCTGTACCATGCCAGCACCTACGGCGATCGGCTGTTCGATCCCTTCGCCAACATCGAGCTCTACGAGGCCACGCTGAACCTCGGCGTGCTGTACTCGTACCTCAACCATGCCATCCGAGACGCGAGTCACCCGCAGCGGTACGCTGTGGGCGTCCGGGTGGCGGGCATGGATGCGGTGGATCTCGGCTCCCGCGCGAGCCGCTCGGAGGTCACGACCGATCCCGCGACGATCCTCATGTTCGACCCGATCGGTGAGACGACGCAGCCGATGCTTGGACAATTCCTCGCCGGGTCGGACGTGTCGAAGCTGGAAGAAGTGATCTCTGCGATCGCCCACCGCGCCGCGACGGACGCCGGCCTCGCGCCCTCGGAGCTCCAGCGCACGTCGGGCTCTGCCCGTTCCGGGTACGCGATCAGTCTCTCGCAGGAGGGCAAGCGGGTCGCGCAGCGCCGGTACGTGATGCAGTTCCGCGCCGCCGACGAGGCGCTCGTCGGACTCTCGGCCATCCTGTTCAACCGCTGGGCGGAGGCCAACTCCGAGCCGACGAACTACCCGGAGGGCGGGTACTCGGTCCTGTACCGCGAGATCCCGCTGTCCCCGCAGGAGATGGAGGCGAGGCGGAAGCACATTCTCGAGATGCGCGCCGCCGGTCTGATGAGCGACGTAGACGCGCTGCGCTTCTTCGGCTCGCTGAGCGAGCAGGATGCAGTCGCGCAGCTCGCGCAGATCCGCGCCATGCGCGGAGAGGCGGCGCCTCCCGCGGAAGAAGGACAAGAGACGCCGGAAGCGCCGCCCGCCGCCGACGTATCGCGCGAGCATGCCGAAGCGATGTCTGAGGCGGTCGATGAGCTCCGCGCTTCTGAGGAGGCGCTCGACGGACTGCTGGCTGGCAGCGTGACCGAGGACCAGCGGGACATCCTGCGCGCGGTGCTGGAGTCTCTGCGCGAGGCGCGCGGCTACCTCACGGGCGAGGATGTCGAGGCAGAGACGGAGCTCCCCGGAGAAGTCGAGAGCGAAGCCTCCGAGGAGGCGTAGTGCCGTTCGTCTCGGACGCACAGCGCGAGTACCTGCGGCGGAATGAGCCAGCGGTCTACCGCGAGTTCAAGAGGGCAGAGGAGCGCGGCGAGCTCGACCTACGCCCGCCGGCTACGGTGGCTGCGGCTGCTCGTCGTGGGCTTGAACTGCGCGCCGAGTACGGACGTGGCGGGACGGCTGTGGGTGTCGCCAGGGCGCGCGACCTCGGCAACCGACGCACGCTCACGATCGAGACGGTCAAGCGCATGCTCGCCTACTTCACGCGTCACGAGATCGACCTCGAGGCGCCCGCCGCGAAGCGCGGCAATCCCGGCTACCCGAGCGCCGGCTACATCGCGTGGCTCCTATGGGGCGGCGATGCTGGCCGAACGTGGGCGCGGAAGATCGTCAGACAGCAGGCGCGGATCGAAACCGCGCTTCAACGCAAGAAGGAGGCAGAATGAGCGCAGAAGAAGGAACGACGACTGTAGATGACGGCGGCGCGAATGCCCGCATCCGGCAGCTTGTCGCGCGCGTGAAGGAGCTCGAGTCCCGCGTGGGCGAGCTCCAGCCGCTCGCGGAGACTGCCGAGAAGTACCGCACGCAACTCGACGAGCAGAAGGCGATGTCGAAGGCCGAGCGCGAGGCGCTTCGCCTCGAGCGCGAGATCATGTCCGCTGGTGTCATGGACGCCGAGGGACTCGAGTACGTGCAGCACGCGTACTCCAAGCTGCCCGCCGAGGGCCGTCCCTCGATCTCGGAGTGGCTGGGCAACAAGGAGGCGCTTCCGAAGGCGGTGCGCGCGTACCTGTCGGACACTGCCGCGCCGACGACTACGACGGCAGCGCCGACGCCCGCACCTGCGCCCGCGCCCTCGACGGCACGCGCTGCGGTGGCGGCGGCGCCAGACGCTCCGCAGAGCTGGACGCCCGAGGCGATCGCGCGTCTGTCTCCGCAGGAGTTCAAGGCCAACCGCGAGGCGATCTTCGCGGCTTTGCGCGCGGGTTGACACCCGAGCGGGAGTATGTGTAGGCTGGCAGTGCGAGGCACTACCTCGCACGCGCTCGGGCCGAGCTCCCGTCATCAGCGATAGGCGCGGTCTAACCTCGATAATCTCAAGGAGGCCGCTACTATGGCCAACGAAGTCTACTACAGTGGTTTGTCTGGCAACGCCCGCGTTGCCGCTATTCTCAACCAGGCCGTGCTGATGAAGCTGACGGACACCGCCAGCCTGGTCAACCACCCGGCGATCGTGCAGCTCCGCGCCATGAACGGCTCCGGCTCCAGCGTCGTGCAGGTGCCTGTCGTGTCGTGGGGCGCCGACGCGATGGCGGCGGTCGCTGAGAACGCTTCGGTCTCCAACACCTCGCTCACCAGCACCAACGCGAACGTGACGATCGCTCGTCAGGCGCTTCGCCGCCAGATCAGCGACCTCGCGCAGCTGACCGCGACCGGCATCCCCATGGATGTCACGGTGGACAACCTCGCGTCGGACATGGTTCTCGCGTACAACAAGCGCGTCACGACCATGCTCACCGCGCTGTCCTCCGGGTTCTCGACCTCGGTCGGCTCGACGGGCGTGGACCTCTCGGTCTCCACCTTCTACAACGCTATCTTCGCCCTCCAGCTCCAGGCCAACGACGGACAGTTCGTGGCCGTGCTCCACAACCAGCAGATCAACGACCTCATGTCCTCGCTCCGCTCCGAGACTGGCCCCGGCCAGTACCTCCAGAGCGCTCAGGCGGGCGTCGAGGCGAAGGGCCCCGGCTTCAAGGGCTCCCTCTTCTCCGTGGACCTGTACGGATCGAACACCGTCCCGACGGCGAACGCCGGGGCAGACTTCCTCGGGATGATGTTCACGCGTGGCGCGATCGGCGTTGCGACCGGCACCGCCGCCCCGGTGATCGGCTCCACCACGACCGTGCCGCAGAGCCCGATTGTTGTCGAGTTTGAGCGTGACGCCAGCAATGGCAGCACGATCATCGTCGGCTCTGCCTTCGTCGGCGTGGCCGAGCTCGATGACCTGCGCGGCGTCGGCGTCCTCAGCGACTTCTGATCGCTGAACCACAAGCGCCCGTCTCGGTGGTTACTCTACCGGGCGGGCGCTTCTGCGTTCGCCTCACGAAGAAGGAGACAAGATGGCAGCGACTTTCGGCACCAGCGGGACCGGCAACTTCGCCGCGCAGCCCGCCTCTCGACCGCAGGCAATGAAGGAGCTCGTGCGCCTCGAGCCGCGTCCGGCATGGTGGTACATCCACCATCCTGCGCGGTGGACGTTCCGCGAGGGCGAGTGGGTGCCGTGGCTGTCGGTGCTGGCTGCTGACCCGGGCGTGTCCAACGTGGACAAGGACGGCAGCACGGACGCCGCCGAGGTGGCGAAGCGCCGCCGGGGATGGACCGTGATCCCGTGGGAGGCCGAGGCGGGCGGGTACTGCGTGGCCTACGATGGCGTGGCCGGTCTGGTCCACCTGTCGAAGTGGGAGATTCCTAAGGTCGTGGCGGGACAGACCCGAATTCAGTCCGACGAGGAGGGCTATTGGGCGTTCTGCAAGTCTCTCGTCGGGACGTACATCGACCTGCCAGATCCTGACTTCATCGGCGTGCAGATCGAGCGCCAGCAGAAGAAGGTGGATGAGTGGCGAGAGAAGGCGCCGAGCTCTCCGTTCCACCGCGATGCGCTCGCCGTCGAAGAGGCGCTGCTCGAGTCGATGATCTCCGCGAAGGAGCGCCTCTACAATCCTCCTGCTCCGGGTGAGGAGCCCGAGCCCGCGCCGAAGCCGAAGGTGCGTCGAGGCCGCGCATGAGCGGCGAGCGCGCAGGCTACCGCGAGGCGATGGAGCGCATGGCGCGTCAGCTGCGAGACGGCGGCATGCCCGCCGACAAGGCGCGGCAGACGGCGCAGGATGCGGCGAAGCGTCAGGATCAGCGGGAACGCGATAAGGGCCGGTAAGCACGGAGGTCGGGATGTCGCTCGCGGAGACTGTCTACACTGCGCGGTTCCGCTCGACGGAGACGATCGAGCGTGGACGCACGCAGGTACTGACCTGCCCGACTTCCCGTGCCGGCGCGACGGCTACCCCGACTGCCGGCACGTTCTCGCTCTACCGTCCCGATGGATCGGCGCTGGTGTCTGCACAGGCGGTGACCATCCCGCCGGCCTCGGTGGCGCAGTACACGCTCTCGGGCGCTACGACGAGCGCGGAGGCGCTCGGAGAGGGCTGGTTGTGTGAGTGGTCTTTGACCATGCCTGACGGGGTGTCCCACACCTTCCGCAACGACGCCGCGCTCTGCCGCAGAACCCTCTATGTATGCATCAGTCAAGACGACCTGACGATGAGGCACTCGGACCTTCCGGCGCTGCTCGGAGCCGCGACCTCGTACCAGCCGTACATCGACGAGGCTTTCTTCAGCATTTGCAGCCGCCTCGTAGCAGCGGGGCGTAGACCGTACCTCGTGATCCAGCCGAGCGCGCTTCGGGACTGCATGCTGCATCTGGCATTGCATCTAATTTTCCTCGATTATTCCACAAGCGCCGGGGATGGCGGGCGGTGGCAGGCGTTGGCCGAGCATTACCGCGTGCAGTACGAGGCGGCGTGGGGACAACTCCGCTTCACGTACGATGAAGCCGACGAGAACACGGTCGATCCGAGCAAGAAGAAGTCTGCGTCAAGCCAAATTTGGACCAACGGACGCGGATACTCTGCTACGGCATGGTGGCGCTGATGGCGGCTAAGACGATCCGGCAGCTGCGCGAGGACGTGACGACGCGCCTCCTCACGCTGACGGGGTGGAAGGAGAGTCGGGTAGCTCCCGACAACTTCGGGCGAGACGCTGATAGCATCGCCCATAAGGCATTCTCGGTCGCGCCCACGGAGACGACGGACCTCCGGCAGTACCGAGGGCGGCCCGCTGAGGGCACGCTGGTCGAGACTGCGCTCGAGGTGCGGTACTCGTGGCGCCTCGCGCCGAAGTCGATGAGCGACACCTACGACGACGCCCTCGATGGAGAGCAGGCGCTCGTGAACAAGCTCATGGCCTACGATGCGACGTGGCCGCTGTCCTACAAGTTCCAGCTCGTGAGCCTGACTCGCACGACGAATGACGCCGGGGAGTGGGTACAGGGCACTATCAGCTTCCGAGTCGTGCAGACCCTCCCGCTTCAATGATATGATCCTGCTCCAGTGAGGTAGACCATGCCCATTTCGTCCATCGTCAAGAACTTCCGCGACGGCACGATCACGCTCGCCTCTGGCGGTGGATCTCCGATCACGCTGACGGTTCAGTACGAGAACGGCGACTTCTCGCTGACTGGTGCGAATAGCGGCGCTGGATCCTACGAGATCACGAAGTACCTCGATCGCGGCGACCTCGGGACCGTCCGGCGCACCAACCGCAGCTTCCCTACCGGGTCGTTCTCGGCGCATCTCACGGATCTGAGCGATGCCACCCAGAACACGCTCTGGGACGCTGTGAACCAGACCGGATCCTTCTCTGCTGCCGTGTCCACGCTCGGCGCGAATGCGGACGTATACACGCTCAATATCACCCTGAGCATCGAGGGCACGACGCTGGGGGAGGCGGCAGACCATACGCTCGTCATGAACAACTGCCGTTGTTCCATTGATCTCTCCGAGGGCGACCCCGACTCCTTCTCCCTGTCGTTCGAAGTTCTGGGCGCCATCACGGCGACTTGATCGCGCTGTGATCGAGGATGCCCGTCGTGCTACGGTACGGCGGGCGCTTCGTTTTTGCGCCAAGGAGAAGGACAATGGACGTACAGATCAAGGGACGCACGATCACGCTGGCAGCGCCAGCCTCGCACGCCGCACGGACAAAGGCGCTCGTGGCGCTGGCTCAAGACGGATGGATCGGTCTGGGCGCGGCGCTGGGCGTGTGCTGGGCGGGTCGCCCCGGCCTCAAGGCTACGCTCGCAGGCTGCAAGTGGGACGGGCTGGCCTATGGCGCTGCTGTGCGCGACGAGCTCCACGCCGCAGGTGTACCGGAGTCCGAGGTCAGCGATGCCGCGACGAAGGCGGTGCAGCTGCTCGTGGACTCCTACCCGCGCGAGGAGGCGGTGCAGGCACACGCGGATTTTTCCGAGGGCCGGACGGAGGGCTCGACGCCGTAGCGCTCGAGATCGGCCTCACGTACTGCGGAGATCCTGGCGCCTTCTACAGCTGGAGCGTGGACCAGCAGGAGCGCGTGCTGGGCTGGTGGCGCGCGAAGCACACGCCGCCGAAGCCGAAGCGAGGCCGAATGGCGCCGCGCGAGGGTGATACAGTGAGCACGTCAGGCGCCGCCTTCTGGGGCCTCGGAGGTTGAGTGCCGGGTACACGCCGATACGTGAAGGAGCGCGCGAGTGTCGAGATCAGCGGCGATCTCGACGCCGCCATCCAGCGCCTCGTGCGTGACGTGGCGGGCGATGTCGTGGATGCCGTGGAGAGCATCGTCTCCACGACCGCCGAGGAGACGCGAGACAAGTGGTACACGCTCGTGTCCAAGCGCAGCGGCAGATCAGGAGAGGGCACGGACTACCGACTCGAGATCAAGGGTGACGTGATCCGAGGTGTCGTCTTCAACGACGCGAAGCAGTTCGCAAAGCGCTCCACCAACGTCGATTTTCAAGGGAACCTACTCCCCGGCGAGACGAAGAAGAGCGACACGCAGCGAGCGACCGAGGAGTACTACGCGTACTTTGTACACACGCCCTCGCCTTTGTCCCTGTCTGTCCGCGCGGTACCGCTGGCAGAGTACCGAGAGCTCATGCGCTACTTCCGGCGCACCGGGGCGCTCCCGCCTAACTACGTCGCTCGCGCCTACCGCGATCGCCTCGGGCGTCGGCGGCCTGTCGGCGTCGGTAAGATCGTGAACAACCCGAAGGCGGGCGACGGAAAGCGCGTGTGGCAGACTCTTGTCGTGCAGGGCCACAAGGCGATCGTGAAGGATCAAGCGCTCGCGCTGGATAGAGCGCTGACCGCGACCGGCAAGAAGCTGGCAAAGGGGTAGATCATGGCGACCGCAGAGCTAACCGTCACAGCGAACCTCGCCGGCCTGCGTCAGCAGCTGGAGACCATCCCGGGCATCACCGCCGAGCAGGCGAAGCTCATGGTGGCCGAGCTCAACAAAAGCCTCAAAGCGTCCGAGACGGCGGCGAAGCGAGCAGCTGGCGAAACAAAGCGCGCGATGCAGGACACGCAGCGCGCCGCCGAGAAGGCATCGGCTGCGACCGCCGACGTAGGCGACAAGTTCGGCAAGGTCGGGAGCTCGGCCGGCAAGGTCGCGGGCGTGCTCGATCTCCTCGTGCCCGGCCTCGGCGGCGCTGCTCGCGGTGTCGCTGACGTAGCGGACGGAATGGAGGTGGCCGCGCAGGGCGGCGACAAGCTGGCGATCGGCCTCGGCGTCGTAGGCGCCGCAATGGGCGCAGTAGCGCTCGCAACGCAGTACTACGCTGAGCAGCTGGCAGCGGTCGAGGCAGTGAATGCGAAGGCGGCGCAGGCGGCTACTGAAGCGGTCGCGCGCACAAAGGCGCTCAAGGATGTCGAGGAGGAGCTCGCCCTCCAGACGGCGATCGCCACTGGCGCGATCACTGAGGAGGAGGGCGCGATCATCTCGCGCACGGCTGCGGTGCGTAGCGCGTATGACGCGCAGCGCCAGTACCTCGAGGCGCAGGTAGCGACCACGAAGGCGGCGCTAAGCGCCGACGGCGCAACCACTGACGCATACGGGACGTACCTTGATGCCGAGAAGGCGCTCGCGGCGTTCACCGAGCGCGAAGGCGAGGCGGTCGCGCGCGCGCAGGAGCTGGAGCAGGCAAAGATCCGAGAGGCCTCGGCACAGCGCGCCAGCGCGCGCGCGCGCGAGAAGGCGGCAGAGGCCGCGAAGCGCCTGGCAGAAGAAGAGGCGAAGTTCGAGGCCGCGAGCGCAGCACGCTCGGACCTCGGCAAGCTGACGCTCGACTACGCGGCCGGCCTCGAGAAGCTGACCGCCGCGCAGGCTGTCGGTCTGACCGAGGAGCAGAAGGCGATCGCAGCCGGCAAGGAGCGCCTCGCGCAGCTGGACGACCTCGCCCTCCGCACGCGCTACTTGGCGCTCAGCACGGAGGAGGAGGCGCGTGTCGATGCCGAGGCGGCGCAGGCGCGTGTAGCGATCCGGCAGGACGTGCAGGCGCAGATCGACGCGATCGAGGCCGCCGCCGCCGAGAAGCGTCAAGCGATCCGAGACGAGGATCTCGCAGCTGAGACTGCCGCAGCCGAGGAGCGCGCCACGCTACTGACGGATGCGCTCGGTCAGGGCTTCGACACGGTGCGCGGGCTTCTCGAGGAGGGCGCCGCAGCGAGCGCCGATAAGGTGGCCGCGCTCCAGCAGCAGCTCGAGCAGGGCGCGGAGAGCCTGTCGCAAGCCGAGCGCGAAGCGCTCAAGGACCGCGTGGAGGCGCAGCGCGCCGCAGCGATCCGAGCGTTTGAGGTGGCGAAGGCGGGCAAGCTGGCCGAGGCGATCATCAACACGGCTACGGCGGTGACCGCAAACCTCGCCAATCCGGTAGCCGCTGGCATTGTGGCCGCGATCGGTGCGGCGCAGGTGGCGACGATCAGCGCCGAGCAGCCTGCATTCCACAGCGGCGGCATGGTGGGCGGGCCGGATCAGGTAGGCGCTCGCCTCGTAGCAGGCGAGGGCGTGCTGTCCCGTCAGGGCGTGTCGAGCATCGGAGGACCGGAGGCCGTGCGCGCCGCGAACGCTGGCGTGTCGCAGGCGCCTGTCGTCGTGGCAGTCAACCAGTACAGGCACGAGGTCTTCCGTCCGTTTATTCGTGATCACCTGAGACTCGGGGGCGGGCTTGCCGACGCGATAAGGGGTCAGCGCACGATCGGAATGAGGGAGGCTCTGTAGCATGGCCACCGCAATCACCCGCTCCTACCTGCGCGGCCTCCTGCTGCCAGATCCGCGTCTCACCTACGACGCGTACTCGTCTACGCTGAGCACTGCCACGCAGGCGGGTCCAGTGCCCGGAGAGGCTGTCGCAGCACAAGATACCTACGCCACGCTCGCGGCTGTCGGCACGCAGAGCGCAGGCGGCAGTCTACAGGTGCAGGCGATCCGCGCCGGCATGCCGGGGCTCGATAGCGCCGGCATCACCTGGCGCAACACGGGCGACCCGCTCTACCGAGGGCTCGATGTACCGGCGATCGTCAGCGGCTTCGGCAACGTCGCCTATACGACAACGGCGGGCCTGTACCGAGATGCCTACGTGTTCGCGGCTTCGACCGATACCCTCCTCGTCGTGTACGAAAACACGGTGCAGGGCAGCGTCCGATGCTCGTACCGCACTGATACCGCATCGACGTGGACCGATGTGCAGGTGTTCAGCCACTTTGGCGTGACGGGTAGTGTCTACACTACGGGCGCCCGAGCATGTGGCCTCGAGCTCCCGAGCGGGCGCCTGCTGGTGTTCTACGCGGTCGAGGACGCGAGCGCCTCGACGGTCAACGTGGGCATGTCCTACAGCGACACTGATGGCGCGACGTGGACGCGCGGACAGACCGGGTGCCTTGAGGCTGCGATTAGCACGACGAGCCAGAGCATCCGGCGCATGCGCGCCGCGTACCTCGCCGGGCAGATCGTGCTGATGGTCGATGTCGTGGACACGAGCACCGCCTACTCGCAGCGGATGGCGCAGTACGCGAGCGCGGACCTCGGTGCGTCCTTCCAGCTCGTTGATCAGTACAGCGGCGCGGACCTGGACAATCACGGCGGGTTCCCCGACGTGGCAGCACAGGGTGACGTGTACGTGCTGACGTACATCCGGCGCGAGAACCACGCGACCTATGGGCTCCTCAACAGGCCGTGGAGTCGCACGCTGGCGAACGCATACGCGAAGTTCTCGGCAGCGGTCGAGGCGCGCATGCAGGACGCTTCCAATCCGATGTCATGGGCGACGGGCACGACGACGTGGGCCGACGCAGACATGGCGCTGTGTGCTGCGGAGGGCGGGCGCCTCTACGCTGTCGGGCGCGATGCCGTGGCAGGTGGCCTCGATGCGCTCGCGGTGCGCTCGACGGATGACGTGGGCGCGACATGGTACGGGCTTGGGTCGAGCTCGCACCCGACAACGAAGGCGATGCTCTGGCGCGGCGAGAGCGTGGCAGTCCACCCGCGCTATCTGTCGGCAGCGTGGCAGCGTGGCCGGATGATCGTGGCGCACCAGCACAACAGCGTGACGGCGCTCGCGGAGTCCTCGATCTCGATCATGGCCGCAGGCGGGTGGGCAACGGTCAACCTGCCGTCTCTGTCCGGCGCTCCGACGCACGCGCGTCAGGTGGCGTGGGAGCGGACGTGGCTCCCCTACGATCTGCCGCAGACAATGGACGCAGTGAGCTGGGCCTTCACAAGCACGGGCGCCCCTACTGTCGCCTTCGACACCGCCGGGATGAATGTCACGGGTGGCGTAGGCGACTCCGCGACGTGGACAGGATCGCCCACGGGCACGCTCCAGCAGGGCGTGATCGCGGAAGGCTGGGTGGATGTCAACAACGGGCAGAGTACGATCCGCGTCCGTGCGGGTGTGGGCGGTCCTGCGTCGTTTGAAGCCTCGGTCGTTGCGACGCCGACGACGATCTCGCTCCTCGACGTGACAGGTGCCGTCACGATCGCGACGGTCAACACCGCCGCCGCCGCCTCGGGCGTGTGGCTGCGGATCGCGGTCGGGCGTGTGGCGACCTCGGGCACGGGTCAGTGTGTCGCCTGGTACGCGTTGGGAGCTCGAGGCGATGCCGAGGATCGCGCGTGGGTGCAGGTAGGCGCATCGACTGCGCTGGTGCAGGGCGCGTCTACGACGCACCGCGTGCAGTTCACCTCGGGCGTCGGCGCGGGCGTCATCGTCAACAGCGTGTGGCGATGGATGTCCTACGTGTCGGGCGCCTACGCTGGCACGGCGCAAACCGGGATCTACAATGTGCCCGCGAACCCGGGCGACCTCTTGGCGCGTGACCTCGCTGCTGAGCCTGTCTACGTCGCGGGCGGCGTCAGCGTGTACGGCACGGATGGACCAGCCTACCGCTCGGACGCTTGGACGATCGACGCGGCCTATCGCTACCCGATCCGCGCAATCCATGCCGAGGAGGAGCCAAGTCCTCGTCGGGCGTGGCGCTCCACGACGACGGCGAGCGAGCAAATCATCGCGTGGGAGCTGGACGGGACGCTGACGAGTCCGTTCCTGGGCCCGGCGCGCGTGCTGTACCTCGGCGGGATCAACTTCCGTACGGCGTATTGGGAGGGCCGAGACGGCGCGAGCGTGTGGCAGTCAATCGCCACCATCGACGCCGCGAATGGGCAGACGGGACTCGGCTTTGTCCTCGATCACAACATCGTCACCGCTGCTACGCCGTTCGGCGGGGGGTACATCGATCGCACGATCACGGCGAACGAGCTTGCCGGCGCCTACTGGTCCTCTTCGGGAGGTACGCGC